GGCGTTGAGATGATGCGTGAGTACGCCAATAAGCAGCTTGTCATGATGGGCCTGAAAAAGCCTGAGACACCTGAAGAGATTCAGATGGTTGAACAGGCTCAGCAGCAGCCTAAAGAGCCTTCACCTGAACAAACGCAGGCACAAGGCGTTCTGTTGCAGGGTCAGGCTGAGATTCTCAAAGCTCAGAACCAGCAAATGCAGATTCAGGTTGATGCGGCGAAAGCTGAAGGCCAGAACCAGCTATACGCAGCCAAAGTCGCAGAGATATTCAACAACATGGACCTGGATAAGCAGTCATCTTTCCGGGAATTCCTCAAACTCATGCAAAGTTACCAACAGCAAAACAGTGACGATGCACGAGCAAACGCAGAACTACTTCTGAAAGGCGACAGTCAGCAGCACTCGCAGCGCATGGACTTCGCCAACATCCTGCAATCGCAGAGACAAAATCAACCTTCCGGCAGAGCAGCCGAGATTCCTCAATAAGAGAGAGTTATATGTACCCAGAAACCACCGAAATTCAGGAAACTGAAGGCTTAAACACGTCCGGCAATCAAGCAGCGGCATCTGCTGATGGCTCAGTTGTCGATAATGCCAATGACAACGCAGGGCATGATGAAGGCTTTGAGATCGTCCTGAAAGACGATGAGGCAAAACCAAAACAAGATCCGGCAACAAACGCACACTTCGCAGCTAAACGTCTTGAGCGTAAGCGTCAGCGTGAGCTTGAGCAAAAGATGGAGCAGGTGAAGCGTGGAGAGTTGCCGGAGCACATCCGGGTTAATCCTGAGTTACCGAAACAGCCAGATCCAAACGATTACCTGTCAGATGACGCTCTCGTTAAATACAACTACGACAGCGCGCTGGCTACGGCTGCATTCAACCGTGACCTTGCCGAGTGGAATCAGAAGTCACTTGATGCTCGCAGTAATGCAGTAGCAGAGCAGGGGCGTAAGACTCAGGAGTACACCCAGCAGTCAGCGCAATATGTCGAGGCCGCTCGAAAACACTACGACGCAGCGGAGAAGCTCAACATCCCTGATTATCAGGAGAAAGAGGAAGCATTTGCACAACTTGTACCACCGCAAATTGTTTCCGACCTGATGGTGTTGTTCCCGGAGAAATCCGCCGCACTGATGTATCACCTGGGTTCTAACCCAGAGAAAACGCGTCAAATCCTCCAGATGAACCAGCAGCAGGCGCTGATTGAACTCACTCGACTCTCAGAGCGTTTAACTCTCAAACCTCGCGGTAAGCAGGTCTCAAGCGCTCCCCCTGTAGATGAGCCCATCACTGGTGAAGTTGTGGCTGCAAACGTAGCTGCGCTCAAGAAGAAGATGGAAGAGGCATCAAGCAAGGGCGACGTAGAGACCTACCGCAAGATTAAGAAACAATTACAAGGAATCCGATAATGGCTCTTAACGAAGGTCAAATGGTGACTCTGGCTATCGATGAAGTAATCGAAACCATCACCAGTCTCACCCCTATGGCTCAAAAGGCCGGCAAGTACACTCCACCTGCTGCAGAGATGCAGCGTTCAAGCAACACCATCTGGATGCCTGTTGAGCAGGAATCCCCAACGCAGGAAGGCTGGGATCTGACAGGCCAATCCACTGGCATTCTGGAGCTTAACGTTCCGGTAAGCCTCGGTGAGCCTGATAACGACTTCTTCCAGTTACGTGCTGACGATCTGCGAGATGAAACATCATATCGTCGTCGTATCAACGCTGCCGCCAAGAAACTGGCAAGCAACTGTGAAGTTAAAGTCGCTAACCTGGCCGCAGAAATGGGCTCTCTGGTTGTCACCAGTGATGATCCAATTGGCACTACTGCAGGCAGCGGCTGGGATTTCGTAGCTGATGCCGAAGAAATCATGTTCTCTCGCGAACTGAATCGCGACTCAGGCCTGTCTTACTTCTTCAACCCGAAAGACTATAAGGCAGCAGGACACGACCTGATTAACCGCGACATGTTTGGCCGCATCCCTGAAGAGGCTTACAAAAACGGCACCATCCAGCGCCAGGTTGCTGGTTTTGATGACGTTCTGCGATCACCTAAGCTTCCAGTTCTCAATGCGTCAACCGCTACCGGACTGACTGTTAGCGGGGCGCAGAAATTCCAGCCAGTAGCGTGGGAACTGGATGCTGACGGCAACAAGCGCAACGTGGATAACCGCCTGGCAACAGTAACCCTGTCCGCCACAACCGGCCTGAAGCGTGGCGACAAAATTAGCTTCACCGGCGTGAAGTTCCTGTCGCAGATGGCTAAGAACGTGCTGACCCACGACGCCACCTTCTCAGTGGTTCGAGTTATCGATGGTACTCACATCGAGATCACTCCAAAGCCGATCGCACTGGATGATACTGCGCTTTCACCAGAACAGCGCGCGTATGCCAACGTAAACACCTCGCTGGCTAACAGCATGGCAGTGAATGTGCTCAACACCACAACTACGCGTACCAACGTGTTCTGGGCTGATGACTCAATCCGAATCGTGAGCCAGCCAATCCCGGCTAACCACGAACTGTTTGCTGGCATGAAAACCAAGTCATTCACCATTCCAGAAGTTGGACTGAACGGCATCTTTGCTACACAGGGTGACATCAGCACTCTGTCCGGTCTGTGCCGCATCGCTGTGTGGTATGGCGTTAACGCTACCCGCCCAGAGTCAATCGGTGTGGGTCTGGCTGACCAGGCGTAATCAAAAGGGGCTTCGGCCCCTTTCGTCTTTGGAGTAAATCATGACGCAAATGGTATATCGCCGCGGTGATAACAGAGTCTGGAAAGGCGTTGCTTATGACTGGGAAATTATTCCAGAAAAGGATTTGGCTGAATACCTTGATGCTGGCTGGGTAGCTCATCCTGACGACCTTCTGAAAGAAGACGCAGAGCCAGATAAGAAAGAACGCAAAAAGCCAGGTCGTAAACCTAAGGCGGCAACAGATGAATCTCACGACTAAAGGCGATCTCGTTCTCGCTGCGTTACGTAAGTTGGGCGTCGCCTCAAATGCCACGTTAACCGATGTCGAACCTCAGTCCATGGAAGACGGTCTTAATGACCTCGAAATGATGATGGCGGAGTGGTTAGAAGGTGGCGAAGATACGCCAGGTATAGACGCTGGCTATATCTTCTCAGCTGATGATACACCTCCAAACCCAGGTGACGCCCACGGACTAGCAACAGGAAAGCTAAGTGCTGTTTTCCACAATCTCGCGATCCGAATTGCACCTGACTATGCGGTAGAACCAACTGCAAAAATCATCACTACAGCGAGATATGGGAAAGAGCGCCTTATAAAACTCTCTGCCATGTCACGCGCAAGCAGTGCCAAATGTAAGTCCGGTTATCCAAACAGAATGCCTGTAGGCAGTGGTAACAGACTTGCTACTTATAACGGCTGGAACTTCTACCGGCGCAAGGACCCATGTGATAACGGGAGCGAATAATGCCAGTACAGCAGCTTCCATTAATGAAAGGAGTCGGCAAGGACTTCAGGAACGCCGACTATATCGATTACCTGCCTGTTAACATGCTGGCCGTGCCAAAAGAAGTCCTGAACTCCAATGGTTATCTCCGCTCATTCCCAGGAATCGTAAAGACCGCTGATGTTGATGGAGCATCAATGGGAGCGATTTACAACGCAAATCAGGGCGCTGTGTATCGCGTAATGGGAAGGAAGCTATACCGTGGTGATGCAGTGGTTTCAGAACTATCGGTAACCGGGCGCGTAAGCATGGCATACAGCTACAATAGCCACGCTGTAGGCACGAATGGCACATACACCTTGTTCAGGTACAGCGGAGAAGTTAAAGCCCTCAGCAACTGGCCTGTTGATTCTGGTTACGTTCAGTATGACCTTGGCTATCTGCGCGACATGTGTCGGAACAGATCGCGTTACATATGGGCGAAAGAAGGTACTGATTCATTCTTTATCAGCGACCTGGAGGATGAGTCAAAGCCTGACAGATACAGCGCAGAGTACAGGGCCGAAAGCCAGCCTGATGGAATTATTGGCATCGATAACTGGCGCGATTATGTCGTTTGCTTCGGCACGTCAACCATTGAGTATTTCGACCTGACCGGAAACTCATCCGCACCAGGCGTGGCTCTTTATCAGACTCAGCCTTCAATGATGGTGCAGAAGGGAATTGCCGGGACATACTGCAAAACAAAATTCGCAGACACACATGCGTTTATCAGTAACCCCGCAACCGGCGCTCCATCTATCTACATCATAAACTCCGGCGCAGCAGTGAAGATAGCCACATCTACTGTGGAGAAGATTCTTCAGTCACATACCAGTGACGAACTCTCGCAGGGGGTGATGGAGGTTATCAGGTTTGAAGGTCACGAACTGTTGCTTGTCCACCTGAACAGATGCGTTCTTGTCTACGATGCCGCAGTTACCACTGCTGGGCAGCAATGGTCGATTCTGAAAAGTGGTCTGGATGATGATGTGTATAGCGCAATTGACCTTGTGTACGAAGGAAACAGAATCACCTGCGGCGACAAAACAAGACCATTTAAAGGTCAGCTAAACACTGCTATTTCCAGTCAGTATGGAGAGCACCAGGAGCATCTTCTCTTTACCCCTCTTTTCAAAGCTGATAACGCGCGCGTATTCGACTTTGAGCTTGAATCCAGTACCGGGGTAGAGCAAATAGCAGAGCGTATGTTTATATCCGCTACGACAGACGGAATCATGTACGGAAGAGAGCAGATGATTCCATGGAACGCGCCGTTCAGGTATGACAAGCGAGCAATCTGGAAGCGTATAGGTCGCATTCGTAAAAACCTGGGCTTTAAAATCCGCATCGTTACGTCATCTCCTGTAACGCTAAGCGGTTGTCAGGTGAGGATAGAATAATGGCAGAACCACAGAAAGTTACTGTCATCCCTAACAGGCTTGACTCCTCTGCGTTACCTGAAGGTCTGACAAACGCATATTACCTCTACCTTATGCGTCAGTCTTCAAACATCCAGAACATCGCAAACGCCTCTAATAACGCCAATGATTTGGCTTATCAGGCAACCATAAAGAATGGCGAGCAGGACGTCACCCTTGCTCAGCAAGCTTCAGACATTAATCAGCTAACCATTGAAGTTGAAGATCACGAATTAAGGATAACAGCTAACTCGTCCGCCATTTCCTCTCTTACGTTAAGAGTGACAAATGCTGAGGGGCAAATATCTACAATTCAGATGAACCTGACCAACCTGACGACCAGGGTTACTAACGCAGAATCTGCAATAACATCCCTACAGGCCGATTATGTTTCAAAGACATCCACTTCACCTCAATCTCTCGCATCAACTTTAAACGTAGCCACTTCATATTCTGTCAATGGAACAAAGGTCGTTGGAACCCGCGTAACTGGATGGACAACATCTACAGGAAGCCCAAGAAAGACAGGGTTCTTTGCAGACCAGACCTATACGGTAAGCGCAACCTATAGCCAGGCGGAAGTATCCAACATCGCAACCGGCCTGACTGAGGTGAGACAGGTAGCGAAAGCACTTGAAGATGCTATGCGAAGTCACGGATTAATAAACTAATGCAAATAAAGCTCATCGATAACCCGGTGAAGCTTGCAGAATTCCTTAACGACCCAGAAAACACAGGAAACATCGTAGATAGCGGAGACACATACTTCATCAAGCCTGATGCAGTTTATGTCGGCATCTACGAAGGCGTCCTGCTTACTGGCGTGCATGAGGTAAGAAACTTCTGGCATAGCGTAGTGGAATGCCACGTTATCTATTCTCCTGGATTCCGTGGTGAATACGCACTGCAAGGTCATCGCTTATTCTGCAAATGGCTTCTCGAAAATTCCCCATTCCTTAACAGCATCACGATGGTACCCGATACCACAAAATATGGTCGCTCATTCATCGTCCTGCTTGGTGCAACCAGAATAGGACACATGGATGACGCTTATATAAGCAATGGAAAGCCTGTTGGGGTAACCCTATATCAATTACCGCGCAAGAAATATGAGGAGCTAGTAAATGCTAATTCATCAGATTGCCCATAAGCACCTCAGCAAAGCTGTATATCAGAAGGGTGGTGATGGAGGTGCTGGCGCTCAGGCTGATGCAACGAAGAAGGGCGTGGAATTACAGCGCGAGATGTGGCAAACGAACATGCAGAATCTTGCACCGTTCACTCCACTTGCACAGCAGTATGTTTCTCAGCTGCAAAATCTGTCATCACTGCAAGGTCAGGGTCAGGCACTAAATGACTACTACAACTCTCAGCAGTACAAAGACCTCGCTAACCAGGCACGATATCAATCTCTTACAGCGGCAGAAGCAACAGGCGGTCTTGGTTCAACAGCAACAAGCAACCAACTGGCAACTATCGCACCAACATTAGGACAAAGCTGGCTGTCAGGGCAGATGAATAACTATCAGAATCTGGCGAATATCGGTCTTGGTGCATTAACGGGGCAGGCAACAGCAGGGCAAAACTACGCCAACAACGTGGGGCAGCTTTATCAGCAACAGGCAAACGCTGCAGCCGCAGGAGCAAACAGACCTTCAGGTACGCAGCAATTTATTTCAGGCGCAGCAACTGGTGCGGCAACTGGTGCGGCAATTGGTAGTGTCGTTCCGGTGATCGGTACAGGTATCGGTGCGCTAGCAGGCGGCATTATTGGCGGCGCTTCAACAATGTTCTGAGGTGATAAATGGCAACATGGCAACAGGGTAATGCAGGCGGATTACTGGCCGGTCTTGGCTCTGCAAATGTTAACGCACCTCAGGCTAATGATGCGAATGCTGCTCTTGCCTATATCAGGCAGAACAACGAGGACATGCGTACTGGGCGTGACAATATTGGCCTTCAGGCTCTTCAGGGTATTGGCTCTGTGCTGGATATCTACAAGCAACAGGAACAGGCTCAGCGGAAGCAACAATTTCAGCAGGCTTATGGGCAGGCGTATGCATCAGGCGATCGCAATGCAATGCGACAACTTGCAGCTCAATACCCTGACCAGGTAGACGCAGTTCGCAACGGAATGAAGTTTGTCGACGAAGACCAGCGCAATACCGTAGGAAATCTTGCCGCGGCCGCTCGTCTCGCCGCTACCTCGCCAGAAGCTATGGGAGCGTGGCTTCAGAATAACGCAGCAGACCTGCAGAGAGTAGGGCTTGACCCGCGTGAAGTCGCGCAGACATACCAGCAGAACCCACAGCAGTTTGGTGAGTTTGTCGACCATCTTGGGATGGCTGCACTTGGGCCCGTGGATTACTTTAATGCTCAGGACAAGATTGTCGGTCAGGCGCTTAATAGAGATAAGCTCAACGAAACCATCCGCAGTAATCAGGCCGGTGAATCATTACAACGCCGTGGGCAGGATATCACCGCACGCGGCCAGGATATCTCAGCCGCTACCGCTCGTCGCGGACAGGATATGGCTAACCAGCAAGCCAATGCAGGTTCAGATGGTAGAACAGTTCAGTTATCAGATGGGCGGACTGTCCAGATTGTTGGAAAGCTTCACGGTGCCGGTCAGAATGCATTCTATGAGGGAGTAGACAACGCAGGTAACACAGTTCGCGTACCAGCAAGCTCAATAGCCGCACCTGCTACATCTGCTGCCAGTGCACAGAATTACGCAATGTCTAAAGACCTGAACGCAATCCTTAACGCGCCAACTGATAAGCTTGATTTCATGACGGGCGTAACAGGTGGAAATGGCTCTCCTTCATGGGATGCAGAAGTGCGTAGCCGTCTTGGTGGCGGCGAACAACGACAGTTATTCAATGCCACTAAAAGAATTCAGGGCAAGATGCAGAATCAGGGCATAGCTGCAGCAAGGGATATGGGTGCATCAGGTATCAACACCGTTGCAGAAGCGAAGATGTATTTCCAGGGGATGCCGCAGGTAGACTACTCAAGCCCGGAAGCAATGCAACAATCTCTGCGTGACATTCAGCAGTACACAGACAACTACAACCAGCAGTACAGCGTAGATGTTGGTAACCGAAGTGCGCAGTCACAGCCCTCACGATCAGCACAACAATCTCAACCAGCACAGCAACCACAGAAAAGTACCGGCTTCTCTTCACTATGGGGTGACTAATGGCTAAGGCATGGAAAGACGTTATTTCCTCTCAGCAGTATCAGGCATTATCACCATCTGAAAAAGCGCAGGCACAGGCGCAATATTTCGATGAAGTGGTTGCGCCACAGGTTGGAGATAAATGGGCTGATGCTCGCGATCAGTTCTATGCTGCATATCCACCACCACAGCAGGAACAGCAACCTCAGGATGCGCAGCCAGCTCAACAGCAGGGTGATTCTCAGCAACAGGGCGGCTTCTTGTCTGACCTTGGCAGTGCTGCAGCGGAAACTGGACGTGGCTTGCTTCAGGCTGGCGTTAACCTGGCAAACATCCCTGCATCCATGGCTGATGCCGTAGTTAGTGCTGGGGCATGGGCTGGTAATAAGCTTGGTTTAGGCGACGGAACATACCAACCAGCACCACGAGTCACTACGGAAGGTCTTGCTCAGGATTTAGGGCTTCAACAGGGCGCGTTAACGCCACAGACAACAGAAGGTAAGATTTTCGCAGAAGCGTTGCCTTATCTCACACCTGTCGGCGCTGAGAGAATCGCCACTCAAGCGCCAACTATTGCCGGAAGAGTAGCGCAGGGGGCATCACGCTTACTGGCAGAAAACGCGGTGGGCTCAATGGCTGCGAATAGTGAGCAGAATGACCCTTCTGCACTGGCGACAGACCTCGGAACAGGTGTTGTGTTGGGTGGCGCAATTAATCAGCTTGGACGCGTCGCAGGGGCTGCATATCGTGGTGTTAAAGGTGCTATTTCACCAGAGGCACAACAGGCGATCCGATTCGCTAACTCTGCTGATGTTCCGCTTCATACAACTGACGTTCTGCAGCCTAACTCACGTGTCGGCCGCATGGCGCAGGCTACTGCTGAGAACATTCCTTTTGCTGGCACAAGCTCAATGCGGGCAGGCCAACAGGAGGCTCGCAGCCAACTGGTTAATGAGTATGCATCTCGCTTTGGTGAGTACGACCCATCCATCGTAATTGGCAGCCTCAAATCAAAAACGGCTGGAATAAAACAGGCGGCAGGAAATCGGCTTGAGCAGGTACAAAATTCAATGGCTGGAGTAAATATCCAGCCTACGAGAGCACTGCAGCAAATTGACGACGAGATAGCCAACCTTCAGAAATTGGGCAAGGTCGCTGATACAGACACTATCAGCAAACTTCAGGCGTACAGGGATGAGCTTGCAGGAGGGAATGTAGACCTGCAGCAGTTAAGCAATCTCCGCAGCCAGTTCAGGCAGGATGTAAAAGGTGAGCGTGTCGTAATGCCTAATCGTTCTGATGCTGCCATTCAACGAGTATACAGGGCGATGACGGGAGACATTGATAGCTCCATCGGTCAGAACCTAGGTAATGACACGCTACGCCGATATAAGCAAGCCAATGCGGTTTACGCAGATGAGGCCAGCAAGCTACAGAATACGCGACTGAAGAACGTTCTGATGAAAGGCGACCTAACACCAGAAGTTGTCAACAACATGCTTTTCAGCAAGAACAAATCTGAGGTGCAGAATCTATATAACTCTGTAGGCCAGATTGGTCGAGCTCAGATGCGTAACGGAATTATTGGTAAGGCTATGGAGAAATCAGGTGGTTCGCCTGACCAATTCTTGCGACAAGTTAACCTGATGTCTAATCAGACAGGCATTGCTTTCAAAGGCCGTGATGCTGCATATCTGAAAGGTCTGAAGAACTATCTTGAGTCAACGAAGAGGGCAGGTCAGGCAGGTGTTACAACTCCTACTGGCCAGCAGGCTATTCCATTCATCATGGGGATAGGGACTGTGACAAACCCCGCTTTGTTGGGTGTCGGTGGTGGCTATGGATTGCTTGCGCGGATGTATGAGAGTGAACCTGCTCGTAATGCAATGCTTCGCCTGGCTAACACTCCGCGCGGTTCTACTGCCTTCGAGAAAGCGTTATCTGACGTTGAGCGCATTGTTAACTCATTCGCTCAGGGTGCAAAATCAGAAGCTTTAAGCGAATAAAAGCTTACCCACCACAAGGCCGAAGATTAAGAAGGCAAAGTTCAGTAAGTCACGTTCCATAAATCATCCAATATTTTAACGATTATAACCACCCATAACGCAAAGTCGCGCAAGTTAACCCTTGCGCTGCTTTTTACACGCCCGGAGCACATGAATGGCTGACGATATTCAGAATATTTTAGTAGGTATGCCAGTAACACCGTATACGTTAGCCAGGTCATTCAAGGCTATTGCAAACGGAACGGTGTATATAGGCGTAAAAGACACAGACCCAACCGTTCCATCAAACCAGATTCAGGTCTATGTTGAAACGGAATCAGGAAATGTAATCCCTGTTTCCCAGCCACTGATCATCAATAGTGGTGGATATCTAGTTTACAGCGGCCAAATTGCAAAGTTCGTTGTGTCCGACGAGTATTCCATGGCTGTGTACGATGCCGTTGGTGTTCAGCAGCACTATTTTGCTGACGTACTGAAATACAATCCAAACACCCTGCGTGATGAACTGGCGCAGGACAATGGTATGAAGTTAATCGGGCAGAAGGTAAACTACGGAATCCCCGTAGGCTCATCACTTACTCAGGGGGTGATGTGGTTATTTGACAAGATAAAAGGATACCTGCGAGTTGGTGGCTCCGACCTTGAGCCTCTTGATGATGAGAAGAACTACTGGCGAGGGCTTCCATCAAGAAACTCGTGGGGCGACCCCGCCATGATTGGCGATTATTCCGTGTCATTTAACAGGAATGGCGCGTCATTCGCGGTATACACCACAACATTTGGTCATGACTGCGTTACGTATGGGGTGGCATCACTTGCCGGTGGTGCAGGAAGTGCAACAGGAAACCCTGATGATATCACATCACCGAACGCGGAAGGTTATTGCTCATTTGCGTTTGGCAAGAATGTCATAGCTCTTGGAGCTAAATCTGCAGCCCTGTGCGAAGAGGTGGAAGCGAATTCGCGTGCCTCCTTTGCAGCAGGGTACTTTACTCAGGCCAGGGCGGGCTTCACTACAGACCCGGGCGGAGTGGCAAGCGATGGCATTGGTGCAACAGCGCTGGGTTACTCAACGAGAGCAGCTGGTGATGGTGCATTTGCCGTTGGTCGTTATGCTCAGGCATACGGCGGTGCTATTGTCATCGGATCTGGCATTAACTCCGGCAACCAGGCTGTAAACTCAAGCACTAAATCCGTGGCAATCTTTGCCAATTCTGTCGTGCCTGCGATAACGGCAAAGGCGGCGGGTGGTGGTGTTACTGACATGCCGTTCGTTGGCGTTCATACGTTAGACCCAAAAGAGCCACTGGATGTTGCGATGCCCAACGGCACTAACGCTGCTTTCAGAATCACAGGAAGTGGCGGTGCAAAAATAAAGCTTCAGGGAACATCTAACTCAGATACAGGGCTCGACATAGCCTCTTTTGAATGGACCAGCACCAACGGAGGAAGCGCGGTAGGAACCTTGAAGATAAACATGAACAACGGAGCGCAGAGCATTGAACTATCATCTGATGGAATGGTGGCTCTGAAAAATGTTAAAACACTGGCTGAAATATCCGGTGCCCCTGCGGGCACCATCTATAAAGATGCGTCAAACTTCCTGAAAATTGTGGTTTAA